CTTATCGGAGATGCAGCAACATGGATGCTCATGTCCTATGGACTCAAGGCCCTATTTGATGCCTGTTTCAAATTCTTTTGGACAGGAAGAAAAGAAGGCTATGGAGACAAGAAGTACAATAAGATAGTCAAGAAAACTGGACTTGTTCGCAAATTAACCAAGCAAGGAGACGGATTCACTGTGTTGCAGGATAATGTCGTGAGGATCTACGGAATGGTAACGACTCGATCAGGAATGGAAACCTACAGAAGAGGATGGGCCATACTCAGTGATGCACAACATCTACTGATGCCGACCCATTACAAGTTGTGTGAGAGTCAAGTGGATTATTACTTTGAGCTCAACAACAATGGATTCGTTCGTAAAAGATTTTTCCACCTGGATGATTCACTTGAATTCAAACACAAGGACTTGATGATGATAAGATTGCCAGAAGTTGTTCCAGGCGTGCGGAAAATTGATGGACAGATGATCACTGAGGATTCACTCATGCATAATTTCAAGGAGACAACGAGAGATATAATAATGATGAGATCTTTAACTTCAGGAAGGAGTGATATTGATGGAATATTCGAGAGATGTGAAAGAAGTCACATTGATAAGACAGTTCTCTATACCTACGCAGTTGAGGAGCCATCGACCAAAGGAGATTGTATGACACCTTATGTTTCATACTGTGGAGGAGGAAAAGTTCTAGGATTCCACGTTGAAGGAGACGGAAAGGAGATAGCATGTGCAGTACTGACCAAGGATGAATTGCAGAGAGTCAGGAAAGAACTTGATGAAGACAGATTTCATGGACATATCGAACACAAACAGTGTGAGACCAATGGTAAGATCATGGAGGAATGGAAAGTCCAGAACTTGGGATATATAAATATTGGAGAGTTCCACCGTAATGGGCAGAAGTTGATGAACATGGTTCCCCCTGGATCATCTCTCGTGCATTCCAAGATGAGAGATACTGACACATGGCCCGATGGAAAAGCACCCGCAAAATTGAACATGGATATTCTCAAGGACAAGGCACAGAAGTACGTGTACACCAGAGCACTGTATGTACCACCACTCGAACCACGACAGGATATTGTAGAAATTTTTGACACCATTTTTTCCAAATTCCCGGAAGCAAGACGTAAACCATATACACTTGATGAAGCATTGAATGGAGTAGAAGAAGATGGAATGCAACCACTGAGGAGAGATACATCAGCAGGTATTTGGAACAAGATATCTGAAGGAAAGAAGGACCTCATAGATGCCATTGAAACACCGGAGGGTAATCATTTCGTGCTGTCAGAGAAAGCACATACAGAGAAGCATCCAATATTGGGAAGAACTTTCGTAGAGCAGATGACAGAGAAGGAGAGACTTTTCCGACAAGGGGAAAGAGACTCCGACAATATTTGGACAGCATCTCTGAAGGATGAACTCAGA